AACAATATATCATATTTTTAGTATGAATGGCACGAAGAAAAAAAATAGAATTTTTGATGAACACCGATTGGATGTTCGAAAAACCTATTGATAGAGAATACAAAGAATACAAACTACTTTCTTATTTTCAAAAAATGGGAGATAAACTCGATAGATTAGAATTATATCCTGGGTTTATTGAATTATCATTACACTTAATGAATATCCAAGCTCTTATGAGGGATAAGAAAATTGTCTACACGGATAAAAAATTAAACACTGTAGATGATGAGATTATGGTGAAGGACCTGAAAGTAAAAGACGCTCCAACCATGTCTATCGAAGAAAATGAGGAGTTTAGAAAAATATTGTCTTATTCAGCGCCAAGAATTATGGAATATTTTAATGTTGCCAAATCAGTTTGGACAATAGTATTTGATTCTTTGGATATGAAAATCAAAAGAAACAAAAAAAATATATTACACCCAAAAGGGTATTTCTTTTATACTGAAACAGAAAGTAAAAAAACTTATGTGTGGGAGTACATTATAAAGAAAGAAACAAAAAGTAACCCACAAAGAATGGCAAATATAAATTTAATTTATTTCGATGAGATCGGAGAGTTGACCATTCCAAATATAATATCTACATTTTCAACATACGAACCAAAAGACAAGAGAATGGGGCCAGTATTTCAAATGTCATCAAACGGAATTTTTCCTGTTAATGAAACATTATTACCCCTCTTCAAAAGAAGAATTGCGGGACTTATATCACAAACAAAAAACCAAGAAGAAAAACAAGAAACAGAATAAGTTATGGGATTTAATAAGAGAATTTTAAAGAAAGAAAACATTTTAAAAAACCTCCCAAATCTTATGACCTATTTGGACGCCGATGCAATAATTTGTACCGACGATTTTTCACGCGAGGTATATGGGTTATTTCGTATCGGGTCATCAAAAGAAGAAATAATAAATCTAATAAATAAAATAAAATGAAAATTAAATTGGAATATGTTTGGTTAGACGGATATAAACCTGAGCCTAACCTGAGAAGTAAAGTTAAGATTGTTGAATATGAATCTGTTAAGAACGCATTACTTGATGGAAATTTTCCTATGTGGAATTTTGATGGATCATCAACATTTCAGGCAGAAACAGGAAACTCAGATCGTTTGTTAAAACCTGTAAGACATTACATGCCTTCTGCATTTCCAATTGAAAACAACACCGTTTATGTTTTATGTGAAGTATTAAATCCTGATGAAACACCACACGAATCAAACAAAAGATCAAGTATTGGTGAAGGATTTGAAGATCTTTGGTTTGGTTTTGAACAAGAGTATTTCATTCGTGAAGAAGTTAATGGAAACATTTTGGGTCACAAAAGAAACATTCTTAAAGGTCAAGGTGAATACTATTGCGGTGTAGGTCATAATGTTGTTGGTCGTCCATTTGTTGAAGAACATTTGAATATGTGTTTAAATTACGGTATTAATATCACAGGAACAAACGCTGAGGTTGCGTTAGGTCAATGGGAATACCAAGTGTTCTCTCAAGGTAAATTAAAAGGTGGTGACGATCTTTGGATGACAAGATATTTCTTATTAAAAATTGCAGAAAAATACGGTTATCATATTGAACTTCACCCAAAACCAATCACACATGGAGAATGGAATGGATCAGGTCTCCATACAAACTTTTCAACAAATACGATGAGACTTGACGGAAACGAGGAATATTTTATGTCTTTATTCAACGCTTTTGAATCAAGACATGAAGATCATATTAAAGCGTATGGATCTAACAATCACTTACGATTGACTGGTGAATATGAAACTCAAGCGATGGATAAATTCAGTTGGGGTGTATCTGATCGTGGAGCGTCAATTAGAGTTCCTCAGGAAACGGCTAAAGAATGGAAAGGATATGTTGAAGATCGTAGACCTGGATCAAATGCGGATCCATACAAGATCATTCGTGAAATTGTTAAATCACTTGATGTTACACAACAAATATATGATACAAAACATATGATGACTTCATTTGTTGATATGGATGGTCTTACCGGAAAATACGGAACGATATCTAATGAAGAATTATTAAAAGAATACAGAGAAGAAGAATAATGGATAAAGAATGTGTATGTGGTGGAACAGGACTTTGTCAGTGTCCACCAATTAAAGTAGAACAAGTAAACCACCCAAAACATTACGGAGGTGAGGATAACCCATACGAGGCAATCAAAGTGATTAATGCTTGGGATTTAGGATTTAGTTTAGGAAATACAGTAAAATATATAAGTCGTGCAGGAAAGAAAGGAAAAGACAAAGAACTTGAGGACCTCAGAAAAGCCCTCTGGTACCTCCAACACCACATCGAAACACTCGAAAAATAAAACGGGGTTAGATAAAGAGATTAATGTTTGGGATGCTCTTACAACACCAAATGAGTTATTAAGAGAAACCCTAATTAACTTTATGTGGGGGTTTTTAGGAAACTCTATTGTTGTGTTTGCGGCAAAAGAACTGGACTTTTTGGTCCTTATAAATTATATTGTTTATTACATACTGATTTCTTATATTGTGAATAGGAAGAAATATGAAACCATGTTAGGTAAATTCATTATTCTTCCTGGATCTGCGGCAGCAGGGGCGTTTACAGGATATAAATTGGCTCAGATAATTTCAAATTTTATTTAGGTATGGAAAAGGAATGGAACCCAAACGACTTTCAAGGAAGGTCAAAAGAACAAGTAGAAAGGAATTATAGAGTTTTTGAGATTTTTTTGGTTTTAAGTTGGTTAGTAGGAACCGCTCTTGTCCTATTCAAATTAATTGATTACATTTTTTAATCTATAATAATATGAAATACTACAAAATTACCATAGGAGGTAAAGGTGCTGAAGTTTACCCCTTCCAATTGAACACAGAACAATATGAAGCTCTACGAGATGGTGGTGTTGAGCAAGATGAATTAGATCACGATCATATCTGTGAAATTTTGGGGGTTGATACTTTTTTTGATTCACCAAACGAATCTATTATGGGGCCATATCCCGATGCATTCTTTGTGAGAGTTGAGGACGAGGAAGGGAATGTTGTTTATCAAAGTGAGGAATTTGATAACGAAAAAAGTGATTACGAAGAACAATATTGTGGTGAGGTTGCTTACCTAATCATCGAAGACTATTGCAAGGGAGAACATCTTGTTTACGATATTCCATTAGAAGAGGACTTCGAGATCGATAAGTTAAGATTCAAAGTCGATGACATTGGATGTAGAGTTGAGGTAGTAAGTGGTATACTATACGAAGAAAAAGAATACAAAATATATAAATCATTTGGTGATACATCCAGTAAAGGATACTACTACCATTTAACAGCAGGAATTTAAATAATGATAGAAACAGGAAAAATAATTAACGGAGATTGTGTTGAGGTAATGAAAACATTACCTGAGGGTTGTATTGATTTAGTTGTAACCAGTTGTCCTTATGGGGTTGGGATTGATTATGATGTTCACGAAGATGACGTTGAATTTGAAGATTATAAAGTTTTCTCAAAGCAATGGTTAAACGAGGTATATCGGGTATTAAAAGATGATGGACGTATTGCTTTGAACATACCCTACGAAATTAACAGACAGAAAAAAGGTGGTCGCATCTTCTTTGTATCAGAGATGTGGCAGATCATGAAACAAATTGGATTTGGGTTCTTCGGTATTGTGGATTTAGAAGAACAATCACCACACAGAAGTAAGACTACAGCTTGGGGTTCTTGGATGAGCCCATCATCACCTTACATTTATAACCCAAAGGAATGTGTTATTTTGGCTTACAAAAACAAACACATTAAGAAAGTAAAAGGTCAACCTGAATGGACTGGTGAATTAACGGAAATTGAAAATGAAGATGGAACAAGAAGAAATAAAATGGTCTACCAAGAAAAAGATAAAAAAGAGTTTATGGAGCTTGTCTTTGGTCAGTGGAATTATTTTGCTGATACTAAATCTCTCACTAAGGCGACCTTCTCAATGGACATCCCGACCAAAGCGATCAAGATATTATCATACAAGAATGATGTAGTGTTAGATCCATTTGCTGGTTCAGGAACAAGTATGGTGGCTGCTGAGATATTGGATAGAAGATGGTTAGGAATTGAATTATCTCCAAACTATTGCGACGTTGCAAGAGGTAGAGTTCAATCTTTTGTTGATGAAAAAACAAAAGTAAAAATTGAAAGTGAGTGATATTTATATCATATGAAAAATTATTTAATCAACGAAAAACAACTTAAGAGAATTCTTGAACAAGTTGAGGACGAAGAAA